GCAACTGCTGATAAAATCAAAAAGGTCATATTCCAAATTGACCCGGAGCTGCTTGATACCGCTAATGATTTTGACTGTATAACAGTCAAGACGGCCGCAAGTGACGCAACAAACATCACCGAGGCACATTATCTTGTTGACATGAAGTACAGAGAAGATGTGCCGCCAACCGTAATAACTGATTAACAATGGGCCGGGAAACCGGCCTCTACTCTATTATCGAAAGGAGAAATAAAAAATGTATAGAGACCATCCCGATAATATATTAGGCGTAGACAGCGCCGACAACCTATTTTCATCTACAAACGTTGTGGCCAACGCTGACGGCTCAATGATTGAGCGTCAACAGTACATCCAGGAAGCGATAGCATCTAACGCACTTGGTCAGGCGATTGTCAGAAAAACAGTTACGTTTGACGACACAGACGCAGATGTGAATCTGTTCACTGTTACCGGAGACGTGATTGTGAAATTGGTGGCAGTGTGCGGGACATCAGTTGCTTCAGCAGGCGGCGCAAACATTGGCGTTGATGCAGGTACTGTCGCAATGATTGCTGACACAGACTGCACCACTTTAGCTGCTGGAGAAATTTGGCATGATGCGTCACCCGATGCAAGTGCAGAGCTTCTCAGCGTGATGAAGGAATTTATTATAGCTAACGGTACGGACATTGTGCTTGATGTTGAAAACGCGAAACAGGTTGACTCCGGCGTTATAAACTTTTATTGTCTGTGGACACCATTGTCAGCTACCGGAGCGGTAGTAGCGGCTTAACAAAGAGCGGGAGAAATCCCGCTCTCTTTGAAAGGAGCAAATATGGATATCTTGATGATAAAAAATTTCTGGCGCTCCGGAAAAGCAGTTTTTGAGGCGGGAAAAACATATTCTGTCCCAAAAGACATGACGGAAAAATTAGCTAAGGCCTTAATAAGCGCCGGGAAAGCGTCAGAAAAGAAAAAAGGAAAGAAGCGTGATGTAAATGGCTGACTTGGGAACCGTTACACTGACGGAAGAAACCATATCAACGGTTAGGAAGGTAAAGTTCGAGTGGACGTCCGAAGGTACCGGCGCTAATTCCGGAAAGGCGACAAAGACCACAACAAAAGCATATTCCGGTGAGATCATTCGCTTTGTGACGATCCCCGATGGAACCGCCGCACCCAGTGCAAGTTATGATGTTGTTGTCAATGACGAGGACGGAACAGATGTTTTGATGGGGGCGGGAGCAGACAGAAGCGCCACGGCTACTGAACAGGTACTTGCAACAAACCTGGGGTGTGTGGCCAATGACACCCTGAGCCTGTCGATAACCAGCGCAGGCGAAACCAAAAAAGGCACAGCAATACTTTATATCAGATAAGAGGTGGGGACATGTATAGAGTCATTACCCCGGTAACAACGGAGCCTATATCGCTGGCGGAGGTCAAGAAGCATCTGAGGATTGATTCTGAAACTTTTTCCGGAGATATAACAACAACGCAGAGTATCAGCCCAGGCAGCCACAATGTGGTGGCATCTTACGGCCTTGAAGGGACAAGCGTTGACGTCTTGGGGAAAAGGGCAATCATAAACCTTAATGCTGGAACATGCGGAGAAAGCGGGAAAGTGGATGTAAAAGTTCAAGAATCAGACGACAACACGGAATGGGACGACTGGGAATCCTTCACGCAAATAACGGAGGAAAACGATAACGCCACCTACGAAAAGGAATACACGGGGACAAGACAGTACATCCGCACGGTTTCAACCGTAGCAGCATCGGCTTGTTCGTTTGGGACTAACGTTATTACTGATTCCGGAGGGACATCTGAAGATGCACAGCTTTCGGCATGGATTACAGCGGCGCGAGAATACGCAGAAACGTACACGGGGAGAGCCATGGCGACACAGACTCTGGAAATGGCAATGGACTCGTTTCCTTGCGGGATCATCGCTCTTGAAATGTCTCCGACACAATCAGTTGAAAGCATTAAATACAAAAACAGCTCAGGAACAGAAACAACAATGACGGAGGATGAAGATTACTTGGTCGATGAAGACTATGGGTGCGTATTTCTGCCTTACGGAAAAACATGGCCCGTGTTTACGGCGTATCCGGTTAATCCTATCCGGGTTAGATATGTAACGGGCTACAATTCAGAAAAGCCTATCCCTAAGGCATTGTGGGCGGGGATGCTTGTCCATGTCGGGTTGATGTACAAGTATAGGGACGACGAAATACCCGATGCCGCAATGGGGTCAGTCAAGACGTTGTATGCTCCGTATAGGGTGAGGTGGTTCTGATGGTTGATGCGGGCAAGTTAAGCAGAAGAATAACATTACAGAAACCTACAGTAACCAGAGGAAACGACGGATCGGAAGTTCATTCGTTTGTTAGCATCCCCTCCGTGTGGGCAGAACACATCAGCAGTGGAGGACGGGAGTTTTACGCTGCGCAGAAAATAAATGCTGAGGTTACGGATGTTTTCCGTATTCGTTATCGAACTGGGATAGATACAAATTGGAGGGTGGAATTTGGAAACAGGGTTCTCCAGATTACTTTTCTTGATTATTCCGGGCAAAAGAACGGCGAGATGATCTTACACTGCAAAGAGGTGGTTTAATGGAACTCAATGATGCGATATATAAATACCTGTCAACATATTCCGGGCTGACCTCTTTAGTAAAAAAAAGAATCTATCCGGACGTCATGCCTGACAAGGTGACTCTTCCAGCAGTAACATATCAACTTGTCAGTGAGGATGAGACAGAGTCTTTCAACCAGCCGACAACCGATTTGTTGTTTGCTGTTTATTCGTTAACAGCGTGGGCGACGACAAGAACAGAAGCGCACGATGTTGGAAAACAAATCAGGACGGCGTTCAAAAACTATTCCGGCGCTATGGGTGGTACGGGTGGTGTCAGCGTATCGGCGGTTCGCAAGATTGGCAGATATACGGACGTTGACCGCACGCAAGAGGGCGCTGTTATCGCATACAAGAACATCCAAGACATCGAAATATCATACCATATGTGAGGTGATAAGAAATGGCTTTCAGCCACGGTAAAAACACAAAAATATATATCAATGAATATGACTTAACAGAGTTTTTCGACAATGCAAGTCCAGCAATGAACGCCGACACAGCAGAGGTATCGTGTTTCGGAGAGGACTCTAAGGCGTATGTCCCAGGAATGAAAGACGCAACACTGTCGCTTGACGGGTTATATGATGGCACAGCGGACAAGGTCGATGAAATAATATCTGATGCATTCGCAACGGGAAGCAACCTTATAAGCGTATACCCTGCTGCGGATGTGCTTGGGAGCGCGGGGTATGCAATGAATGCGATCAACACCGCTCATACAGTTACATCAACAATAGACAATGCGAGCCGGATCAACGTTGCAGCACAATCCGATGGAACGTCAGCAGAAAGGGTCCTGTCCCTCCACGCTATGGACGAAGAGGATACATCCTGGACCGGGGCATCAATTGACTGCACGGAATCAAGTCCGGGCGGCGGCAGTGCATACATCCATGTGACAGGGGCCACCGGGGAAGTGGAGGTTAAGGTCCAACATTCAAGCGATGATTTTAGCTCAGACACGGAGGATCTTGTTTCATTTACCGCAGTTACAGGCGCAACGTCAGAGAGAAAAACCTTCACAGGGACAGTTAAAAGATATATCCGCGGCGTTGCAACAATTGGCGCTGGAGAAGATATTACATTTCAATTAGGCTTTCATAGAGAGTAGAAAGGAGCGTATATTATGGCGTTCGTACATGGTAAAAATTCGACTTTTAAACTTGACACATCCGGGGGAGCTCTAACAGACCTTTCGTCATACGCAAGCAATATTAATTTCCCGCTCAGCTTAGATACAGCGGAGGTGTCAACATTCGGAACAGACTCGAAGCAATACGTTGTCGGTCTTAAAGATTGTCAATTCACGGTTGACTTTAATTGGGACGCAGCAGTAGATGAGCATCTGTTCGCATTGTATGGGGCGGCGGCAGGAACATTTGAGTACAGCCCCGACGGAACAAATAAATATTCAGGTGAGGCTTTTTTGGTAGGCTACAACCCTGCATCTGCGATTAATGATGCAGTTAAAGGGTCGGCAACATTTCAGGTAACAGGCGACGTGGAGCGCAATCCGGCGTAAGGCACTTTTCGGAGTGCCTCTTTTTTTATTAAGGAGGATAGGTTATGAATAAAGAAATGTTTCTAAACACAAGGATACAGACGCAGAAAGTCCGTGTTCCTGAGTGGGATATGGACATATTTTTTAGGAAATGGTCAGCTGCAGAAAGAATCAGGTATACAAAAGAAATCGTAACAGGAGCAAACGCAAAAGGCGATGTTGAAATAGACAGTGAAAAAATATTTGACCAGCAAATAAAAATGCTTCAGGTCACACTTTGTGACGAAAAAGGAGCAAGGATATTTGACGACTCTAAAGACGACTATGAAATCCTTGCAAATAAAGAAGCAGACATAATTGAAAGGCTTTGGGAAAAGACTTGGGAGTTTAACGGTATGGGGCAGAACGAGGTTGCAGACGCCGCAAAAAACTCAGAAACCAGCCAGACCTAAGATTTGCTTTTTCTCTGGCTAAGGAGTTGGGGATGACGGTGGAAAAAATGTTATCTGAAATGTCAAGCCAGGAATTAACATATTGGAAAGCATGGTCTGCGCTGGAAGCAGAAGATTACGAGACAGAAAAAAATAAAGCATTAAACAAAAAACAGGTCACAGGCAACAGGAGGCGGTAAGAGTGCCAAGGGTATACGTTGAAGTCGAAAACTTAAAAGACATCATCAAAGAACTTGCCGCCATGCCCGAAAAAGGAAAAGACGTCCTGCATGAGGCAGTCAATCAGGGAGCGGAGTATCTACAGCCTAAGATAAGAAACAGAGTACCACTAAGCAGCGAGGATGACGTCCACCTCAAGGATCACATTAAAATCAGCAAAGCAAAACGGAAAAAAACAATAAAACAGACGGCGTTAGTTAGGATAAGTGGCAAGAACGCAGATTATGGGTTTCACGTCGAGACAGGACACTTGACGCAAGCCGGAAGGCATATACCTGCGAACCCCTTTATGCGATCGGCAACAGATGAAAATGCTGAAAAGGTGGCAGAGATAGCCGTCGAACACATCTTGAAAAGAATGGGGGTGTAGTAAGTGGCATCCGGAAGAATAAGAACAATCAGTGTTGCTATTAAGGCCAATATAAGCGATTTTGAAAAAAAGATGAAAAGTGCGGCAAACAAGCTGCAACGGTTTGGCTCACAAATGACAAATGCTGGGCGGTCGCTTACTATGGGAATAACAGCGCCCATCCTTGCGGTGGGGGCTGCAGCTACAAAAATGGCTATGGATGCGGTTGAATCTGAACAACTTTTTTCTGTGTCAATGGGGAAAATGGAAGATTCAGCCAGAAAATGGTCTGAAAGGTTAAGCGATAGTTTGGGCGTGAACGCTTACGAGATAAGAAAGAACGTTGGAACATTTAATGTCATGTTTAAGTCGATGGAGGTCGGAGAAGCGGCGGCCTATGAAATGTCAAAAGGCTTAACGGAACTTGCTAACGACATAGCATCATTTTATAATATCAGCACAGATAATGCGTTCGACAAACTGCAGTCTGGTATGGTGGGAATGTCGAGACCTCTCCAAGACTTAGGCATTATCGTAAACGAGACCACAACCAAAGGTTGGGCGATGACAAATGGCCTTATAAGGCAAGGTCAAGAGATGACGGAGGCACAGAAAGTAATTGCCCGCTACGCGGTTATCATGGAACGGACGTCAGATGCACAGGGCGACTTGGCCAGAACAATGGACAGTCCGACTAATAAGCTGAGAATCTTAAAGTCACAAATTCAGGAGTCGGCCATCTCATTAGGGCAAGCCTTGCTGCCATCGTTGAATAAATTGCTTAACACAGGCAAAAAGGTGATTGACTTTGCACGAGGTCTGATAGATAAGTTTAACCAGCTCCCAGAAGGCGTAAAGAACACAATCATAACAATTGTTGCGGCGGTAGCAGCTTTAGGTCCAGCGGTTTGGATGGTTGGTAAGTTCTCAACCGGGTTATCGTCTGTTCTTAAAATATTACCGAAATTGGCCACACCGCTGGGGGGCGTTGCGGCAGGTATTGCGGCAATCGTTGCGGCCATGATGGTAGCATATAACACAGACGAGGAATTACGCGCAGAAATGACGCAGACGTGGTCAGAAATAAAAAGCATGATTTCCGAAAATCAAGATGAGATTGATAAATTTGTTGACGGATTAAGGACTGGGCTCTTGAGAGTAATGAAAATGATTGTCAGCGAGTTTGTTGCCTTGGCTCAGCTTGTGACCAGACTTGCAGACGCAATCGCAAAAGCCGCTAAAGGGGACTGGTCAGGGGCGGGGAAGTCTCTTGTCGGCGCTATCGAAGCACTTACAACGGAACGGCTGGAGCGGGCAGCGAAACAGATGATCAACCCAAAAGGTGGCAGCAAAACCTCTCCGTCAGCATCGATAATTGAAAAAGACGAAGAGACAAAAAACTATCTGAACGACCTGAAGGGGATATTTAACAGTCTTGCAGAGGGAATCGACGGTGCATCGGAAAAGTCGTCTAAGTTTACGGATAAAATAAAAAGCATGGTTGATGCAATCCGGACACAGACGAAAGCCTTTGCAGAGTTCTCCGGAATCTTTGATGTTTTTCAGCGTCAATCCGTGTCCGGGGGAAGGCTTCTGAACAGGTTACGGGCGCAAGTATCGGCCATGGGTGAATGGCAGCAAGCGATGTCGGCGCTTGAGAGTAGAGACATCAACAAGAATCTTCTTGAGCAAGTTCGAGCGATGGGCCCGCAGGCCGTAGA